AGAAGGAGTCTTGGACATGATCTTTGGAAGTATAGTATCGGCAGTCGGTGGCATAGCAACCAGTTACCTACAAAATAAAGTAGAACAAACAAAAGCAGCAGGTGAATTGAAAGTTGCTATTGAAAAACGTAAGACAAAGATGGCAACAGGCGAGATAGACTGGGATCAAACGATGGCTGAAGCCTCAAAAGACTCTTGGAAAGATGAATGGATACTAGGACTCTGGTCGATACCATTAATACTTTCTTTCACAGGGGAGAGGGGTGTTGAGATTGTAATGAAAGGGTTTGAAGCTTTAGATAAAGCTCCGACTTGGTATACTGCAAGCCTTGGCGTTATAGTAGCGGCAAGCTTTGGTGTAAGAAGTGCCGCAAAGTTTTTTAAAAAATAAATAGGAGAGAGTATAATGGCTGTTAAGAAAACAGTTAAGAAAGCAAAAACGGTTAAAAAGAAAGACAGGGATGTTTTTGTAAAGGACAAAAGCATCTTGCAAGAGTATGTTTTGGATAGGACGGATTTGGATGAAAAGACTTTAGATGCAATAGATGATGTAGAAAGGTATTTAAGAGAGCAAAAAGACACGTTTTCTTTTGTTTGGAACAAGTTTCGTAAAACAACGTGTATTTTTATACTTGCAGGATTTGTGTTTGGGTATATTATAGCTTTAATTCTACAAAATCTTGCATAGGAGGTACTAATTGGCATAAATACTATAGATACTTCTAGCTTTATATTGAAGCTAATTAAACAACGCCGTCAGCAGATATTAGATGTTTTGGAGAATAAAGGTGTTTCAAGTATGGAAACCTACCAAGCTCTAATGGGCGAATTAGACGGCATTAATTTTATTAAACAGGAACTCCAGAGCCTGCTAGATAAACAGGAGCATATAGATGACTGACACGAAACCTACGTTTACCGTGCAAGAAGAAGCAAAAGAAGAAGACTTACCCTCTCATTATGTTAAAAAAGAGGAAAGAGTTCTAGATCCTACTTTAATCGATAAAAGTACACTAGAAAGGATGCCGGAGCCTACAGGGTGGAGGCTTCTTATTTTACCGTATAGAGGGAAAGGTAAAACAGAAGGCGGCATTTATCTTCCGCACAAAGTCCAAGAAGATTCTAACATAGCTACGGTTGCGGGTTATGTGCTTAAAGTAGGCCCTTTGGCCTATCGAGACAAAGAGAAGTTCCCTGAAAAAGCTTGGTGTGAGCAGGGTGATTGGGTTATTTTTGCCCGCTACGCTGGATCTCGATTTAGGATAGAAGGGGGAGAAGTAAGGATACTCAACGATGATGAGGTGCTTGCTACTATTTTAGATCCCGAAGACATTTTGCATTTTTAGGAGGACATAATGGGCAATAAATCTACCGCAGAGCAATTGGCAGGACAAAACGAAGAGCTTACCATCGATGTAGGAGAAGAAGATTCCAAAGAACAAGAAATTGTTTTAGAGGATGCTTCGGAAAAAGAACAAGGTTCTTTAGAATTAGTAGGAGGTACAGGAGAGAAACCTGACCCTAAAGAAAGCGAGCAAGCCGAATATACGGATAATGTTCAAAAAAGAATAGATAAGCTTACTAAAAAGATGCGTGAGGCGGAACGAAGAGAAAAAGCCGCTTTAGTGTATGCTGAAAATGTTAAGGGAGAATCTGAGGAGTTGCGTTCTCGTATGCAAACTTTGGATGAAGGGTATTTAAATGAATACACTAATCGTGTTGATGCCGAGGAAGGTTCTGCCGAACAAAGGTTAAGAGATGCCTTAAATTCAGGGGATGCTGATGCTATAGTTGAAGCGCAGAAGAAATTGTCTGAAGTTACGGTTTCTAGGGAAAGAATTAGGCAGGCGAAGGTTGAGCAAGAAAATTATCAAAAACAATTAGAAGCTTACAACCAAGCGCAAGCTACGCAAACCGCACCCGCGCAGGCTGCCACAACGCAGGCTAAACCTGACCCCAAAGCAGAAAAATGGGCTAATAAAAACGATTGGTTTGGTTCCGATGATGCTATGACATACGCGGCGTTTGGTATTCACAAGAAGATGGTTGAAGAAGAATCCTTTGACACTAACACAGATGAATACTACAATGAGCTAGATAGGCGTATGCGTGACGAGTTTCCGCATAAGTTTTCAACCGGGGAAGCAGCACGAAAACCCGCTCAGAATGTTGCTTCGGTTTCCCGCAACACAAGTAGTAAAGGGCGGGGTAGAAAGGTTAGACTCACCTCTTCCCAAGTAGCTATCGCTAAAAAATTAGGTGTGCCTCTCGAAGAGTACGCGAAATACGTGAAGGATTAATGAAATGACTGATGCAACCTTAGACGGAATTAACTCTATTAGTCGCAAACCTCGCGCAAAGGATACACGGGAAAAATCGGTTAGGCGTAAACCGTGGACCCCACCCACTATGCTGGACGCTCCCCCCGCTCCGGAGGGCTTTAAACACAGATGGATACGAGCAGAAGTGCGTGGTTTTGATGACCGCAAAAACATTTCCGCAAGAATTCGTGAAGGGTATGAACTTGTGAGACAAGATGAATATCCTGATTTTGAGGCTCCTATAATTGATACCGGAAAATACGAAGGGGTATTTGGCGTTGGTGGTTTGCTTCTTGCAAGGATACCATTGGAAACCATAGCAGAACGTAAGGCTTATTTTGATAGTCGTAGCCAAGACCAGATGCAAGCGGTGGACAATGATATGCTGCGTGAGAATTCTCATTCATCTATGACGATCAGTAAACCTGAACGTCAAAGTCGTGTAACTTTTGGTAGTAAAGATAAGGAATAATTACTGCCATCAACTTTTGGAGTAATAACTAATGGCTAATGAAAGCTCAGCCTATGGTTTGATTCCTGTAGGAATTGTCGGCGGCAATGCAAATACAACGGGTGTAACCGAGTATGAAATTGCAAACGATGATACTAACCCTATTTTTAATGGTTCAATTTGTGTCCCACTAGCTGCTGGCGTGATTGCTCATGCAGGAGCTACTAGTGGTGGTACAACACAAGCCTTGGGTGTTCTAACAGGTATTGAATACGTAGATTCAGGAACAGGCAAGACAATTTGGAAGAATTTCTGGCCCGGTTCCAACTCAGTGTCAGTAGACACAAACTATCCAGTAAAGGCGTTTGTTGCAGACAACCCTAATCAACTTTTTAGAGTTGCAACAGATGCTACATTAACAAATGTAGCAACCGCTCAAGCTGCCGTTTTTGCTAATGCCTCTTTAGGTACTTCAGCAAGAACAGGAGCAACAGGTACTGGAAAGTCTAATTCGGCGTTATCGGTAAGTTCGATTGCTGTAACAGCTACTTTACCTCTCAGAATTGTAGGTATTATAGATGATGCAGCTAATTCAGACCTAACTGCGGCAGGATATCCGCTTTTAGTTCGCCTTAACGCTCATTTCAACGCTGCGACTCGTGGGTTTGCTTCACAAACCACCGCAGATTCAACTGGTATCTAGAAAGGAGCTAGTACAATGGCGATTTCACGTTCACAACTAGCTAAAGAGCTAGAACCCGGTCTAAATGCCTTATTTGGGCTAGAGTATGACCGTTATGATTCTGAACACGCAGAGATCTTTGATGAAGAAAGCTCAGATCGTGCGTTTGAAGAAGATGTAATGTTATCAGGATTTTCTACTGCCCCAGTTAAATCTGAAGGCGGAAGTGTTAATTTTGATGACGCACAAGAGACTTATACAGCGCGTTACACTCACGAAACAATTGCGTTGGCCTTTTCTATTACAGAAGAAGCTGTTGAGGATAACTTGTATGATAGACTGGCAAGTCGTTACACACGAGCATTAGCCCGTTCTATGTCTCAAACTAAACAGATCAAAGCTGCTGCTGTCCTAAACAATGCGTTTACAGCAGGTGCGAGTGCTATTGGTGATGGGGTTGCACTTTGCAGTGCTTCACACCCAACCATTAACGGCACTCAAAGTAATGTTCTGGCCGTAGCTGCTGACCTCAACGAGACATCTTTAGAACAGATGCTTATTGACGTTGCAGGTGCAAAAGACGAGCGAGGCTTAAAGGTCGCTATTCGTGGTCAAAAATTGATAATTCCAAAAGAATTGCAGTTTGTAGCCGAAAGATTACTTAACAGTAATTTACGTCCGGGTAGTGCTGATAACGATGTCAATGCAACGAAGTCAATGGGTATGTTGCCTGATGGCGCAGTTGTTAATCATTTCTTAACAGACACTGATGCGTTTTATATTAAGACAGATTGTCCGAATGGATTTAAACTGTTTCAAAGAACGCCTCTTCGCACTGCTATGGAAGGTGATTTTGATACTGGTAACATGCGTTATAAAGCGCGGGAAAGATACAGCTTTGGTGTATCTGACTGGCGTTGCGTGTTTGGAACACCGGGAGCCGCTTAGTTCGGTTTCTTTTAGACAGAAAGGGGGGCTTCACAGCCCCCCTTTTTTAATATATGATATATAAACTAATAACCCTGACAGTCGCATGGTGCGACTGACACTAGCCACGACAGGAGTATTTAATATGGCTAATACAACTTTTTCGGGTCCAGTCCGTTCAGAAGGCGGTTTCATTGGTGTTACTAAAAGTGAAACTACTGGTGCTTTTACTGACAATATTACTATTTCATCAACCGGTGCGCTTTCTAGCACAACAACTATAGCAACATCCTCAACGCTTACTGCTCGCAGACCTGTAATCACAACTTGGGAAGCTTCTGGTGCTGTCACTGATGCTTTAACAATTGCCCAATCAGGCAGTATTGTTAACATCCACGGAACACTAGATAATGTTATTAATATACCTGCGGCTTCAAGTGCTAACACAGGTGCGTATTTTGACTTTGTTGTTACCACAGCAGTTGCTTCTGGTAAAACAACTACTATTGTTATTCCGACAGCAACGGGTAGTACATTTTTAGGGCAGACACAGTTGGCGGCTGGCACAGCAGCTAATCCTGTTATTACAAATTCAGGTGATACTTTCACTTTTGTTGCTAACACTGGAATTGGTGGGCGTTGCAGAATAGAATGCGTCACGGACAATGGTACTAAACAAATTTGGACAGTATCTTCTGCTTCTACTCCTGTTGCTACAGTAGGATAACGTATTTAAAATTTAGTTAGGAGTAAATTTATATGGCAGGTTCAGATGTCCAATCAACTTTTATAGCTCCTGCGGTTTCAGATGATGACGGTATTTCTGTCAATGCAACTTTATCGGGAGCAGGAAATTTAACTATTGGAGGAGCATTAGCTGACGGTGGTTCTGTAACACTTGTAAATGCTCGTAATGTTATAATCACAAGTGCTGCTGATGATAGTGGAGATACTTTCACTGTAACAGGAACTTCAGAAACAGGAGCAGCCCAAACAGAAGCTATCACAGGGGCTGATACAGGTGTTGCTACAGGATCTAAATATTTCACAACAATAACGCAGATAGCGTGTTCTGGTGCAACTACAGGTAATGTAAAAGCAGGAACAGGTACGGCTGTGGCTGCTCCTATTTTCAGGGGTAGTTTAAGGTTGCGGAATTTTTATTTTGTTAATACGGCCACCGCAGGAACTATTTCTTTTAACGAAGGTTCTGCAACAGGTTCTAACAGAATGAAATTTAACACAATAGCTGGTGCTAATACTAATGCTTATCCTGATATTGGCGATGAAGGACTTCGTTTTAGTGGAGGAGGTTATGTTGTGTATACTCAAACGCACATGTCTTCTTTAACTGTGTTTTATAGTTAGGTGATAATATGGCTAAACCACGAAGGGGCAAAGCTAGAGTAAAAGTTACTGCTTCTGGTAAAAAAGTTTCTTATGGTCAAGCAGGGAAAGCAAAAGGTGGTGGACCTCGTGTGAAACCTGGAACTAGCAAAGGCGACAGTTATTGTGCTAGATCTTTAGGTATTAAAAAACGATTATCTTCTAAGAAAAGAAACGATCCAAACACCCCTAACAATTTATCACGCAAGCGTTGGAAATGTAGTGGAGCTAAAAGTAGGAGAGCATAGTAATGGCTAAAAAAGGTTTATACTATAATATTAATAAAAAACGTGAACGGATAGCGGCAGGTTCAGGTGAAAAAATGAGAAAACCAGGAAGCACAGGAGCTCCTACAGCACAAAATTTTAAAGAAGCTGCTAAAACAGCAAAATTATCTACGGGTGGTTATGTTACTACTAAAGGTTGCGGTGCAATAACACCTAATAGGAAAAAGAAAACAATAATAACGTAATGGCTTATTTAATAAGTAACATACCATATTTTAAATGTTGGGTTAGAAAAGAATTCACACATAATCATGAACTTTATCAAGGAGAATACTTACACTGTTTAGTTATAGCTGTTAACACAGTTCCAGATAGATGTTTAAGTTTTCAAGTTGTATTTACAGGGTGCGAGAGTGATATAGAAGAAACTGAAAATTTACATGGTGGAGCAATGTGGGCAAGATTACCTATTTCTGCTTTAATTGCAGATACCCCGTTAAAAGAATGGCCTGAAAGAATGCCAGCTCACCTCGCTCAACCGTGGGATTGCAGTTCGCACTATCATTCTGTAATAAAACTTGATAGAGTAAGTTCTAGTCCGTGGTTATGCAAAATTGACGGTGAGTTTCATACTGGTAGGTATTTGTTCACTGTTGACTATACGGGTAACGAAATTGCAGATGATCCAGCTCAACACAAACAAAGTCATGTGTTGGAGTTAACAGATGCAGGTAGGTACACAGGGAATATTGTTGCTTTACCAAACAATAGGGTAAGAGCAACAAGCCCTGCCCTTTGGGAGACAGGAACAGGTGCTCCCGATTTTAAACCAAGTCAGTGGATACATACAGCAGAATGTGACGATAGCTATATGGATCCTGACGTAACTTTTGATAATCTTTATTCGGAGAAGTAGAATGAATATGAAACAAAAAATGGCAAAATTAAGGGCTAAGAAAAAAATGGCTGGCGGTGGAGCTGCTATGAAAAAGAAAAAAGGTTCTGCTAAAATGGCTGGCGGTGGCATGGCTATGAAAAAGAAAAAAGGCTACGCTAAAGGTGGAGCTGCTATGAAAAAGAAAAAAGGCTACGCTAGGGGTGGAGCTGTTAGGAGAAAATAAATGGCAACCTCTGGTTCTAAAGATTTTGAGCTTGATGTAGCTGATTACATAGAAGAAGCATTTGAGCGTTGTGGAATAAACCCACGCACAGGCTATGATTTAAAAACTGCCAAACGTTCTTTAAACTTGCTTTTTGCTGATTGGGCTAATCGAGGATTAAATCGTTGGACAATTTCTCAAGATACACTTACGTTGGCAGACGGTATTGCTGATTATCCTCTAGGTATATTAACTATGACTGTAGGGGCTACTGCTTCATTTTCTGTGTCGGAAACAATTACGGGTGGTACAAGTAATGCAACTGCTCTTATTACAAGTAAACCTTCTAGCACAAGTTTGGCTATTACAGTGCCGTCTGGCACGTTTAGTTCTGGTGAAACTGTAACTGGTGGAACAAGTGGGGCTACAACTACTGTTAGTAGTGTTGTTTCTTTTGAAGGCATACAATCTAGTATTGATGTTTTATCTGCTGTTATTCGCACTAATGGAGGAACTTCTTCACAATCTGATTTAAGTATTTCTAGGATTAGTAGAGATCAATATATCAATGTGCCAACTAAAAGAACAGAAGCAAGACCTACTCAGTTTTATGTGGATAGGGCTATAACTCCTATTATTAAACTTTGGCCTACACCCAATAACAACACTTATACGCTTGTGTATGACAGGTTAGTAAGAATGGATGATGCAGATGCTTATACTAACAACCCTCAAGTTCCTTTTAGGTTTTACCCTTGTTTAACAGCAGGCTTGGCATATTATCTTTCTATGAAATTTTCTCCTGACCGAATTCAAATTTTAAAAGCTGTTTATGAAGAAGAATTTGAAAGAGCAGCAGCCGAAGACAGAGACAGAGCTAGTTTAAGTTTAACCCCAAGTAGAGATTATTATTCGTTTATATCATGACAAAATATTCAGCAGGAAAATACGCAAAATTTATATCTGACCGTAGTGGTATGGAATTTCCATACGTAGAAAGAGTTACGGAATGGGACGGTACAGTTGTGCATACTTCTGAATATGAAAAGAAACACCCACAGTTAGAGCCGCCTCCCCCACCTTTTGAGCCGCAATCTTTATATCAACCAAGACCAGCTAGAAAAGAACCTTTTGAGGTTTTTGTAGGCCAGAATGTATTTCCGTTACTTGAAAACTCTTCAACTCAATGTGTGTGTCAAATTGGCGTTGTAGGAGTAGTTATATCATGAGCTTTACATTCACAACATTAAAAACAGCTATACAAGATTTTACGGATAACACAGAAACTACTTTTGTTAATAACCTTTCTACTTTTATAATATCTGCAGAAGAGCGTATTTTAAAAAACGTACAGTTATCATTGTTTCGTAAGAATTCTTCTGGAACAACTACTGCTTCTAATAAATATCTTTCTTTACCTAGTGATTTTTTAACTCCTTTTTCTTTAAGTATTACAAGTTCTTCAGAACATGTTTTTTTAGATTTAAAAGATGTAAATTACATACAAACTTTTAACCCTAACCCTGCAACCACAGGAACTCCTAGATATTATGGAATTTTTGATTACCAAAATTTAATTCTTGGTCCAACACCAGATTCAGAATATACCGCAGAGTTACATTACTTTTACAGACCTACAAGTATTACAGCTAGTGGTGATGGTACTTCTTGGCTAGGAACAAATGCTCCAAATACTTTACTTTACGGAACTTTAAGTGAAGCGTATACTTTCATGAAAGGTGAAGCAGATATTTTACAGTTATATGGGCAAAGATTTGAAGAAGCTATACTTGCCCTTAAAAACTTTGGAGAGGCTAAAGAAATAACTGACCAGTATAGGTCTGGAATGATTGTAAGGGATAAGCAATAATGGAAGGTGTTTCTTCATACGGGGCAACAAATTTTAATGTAAATGTCCACACTACACAGAACAGAGGTTTTACTTCTGAAGAGCTTGCTGAAATTTGTGCAGATAAAATTATTTCAGTTTCTGAAACTTCTCACCCTGCTATAAAAGAACAAGCAATAGAATTTAGAAAAAACATGACAAAAATTCTTGCTTTTTATATGAAACAAGCAATTCAAAGTGATAGAACAACAATATATAATGAGCTGGTTAAAAGTGGTCATTCTGAACTAGCTGAATTTATAAGGAGATTATAAATGGCTTTTAGCGGAAACTTTATGTGTACAACTTTTAAAAAAGAACTTTTATATGGAGTTCATGATTTTAAAGGTGATACTATGAAAATAGCATTGTATACGAATAGTGCTTCTTTTAATGCAGCTACTACAGCTTACACAACAGGGAATGAAGCAAGCGGTACAAATTACACTGCTGGGGGTAATACTTTAACAAAAGTAGATCCTACTGTTTCAGGAACTACAGCTTTAACCGATTTTGCAGACACAACTTGGAGTTCTTCTTCTATCACTGCTCGTGGAGCATTGATTTACAACAGTACGCCAAATACAACTTCTTTATCTGTTTCTAACCCTTCTATTATAATATTAGATTTTTCAAGTGATAAAAGTTCAAGTAGCGGAGATTTTAAAATTGTTTTTCCTGCGGCAGATGCTAGTAACGCAATTATAAGGATAGCATAATGACAGATGTTGTAGCAGCATTTGGAGGTTGGGGAAGAAGCACTTGGGGTAACGGAAGTTGGAACAATGATAATTTTACAACTAAAGCTACTGCTGGAAATGGCTCTGTAACAGTTACTCTTTCCCCTAATGTTTCTGTTACTGGTTCTTCAGCAACAAGTGCCGTAGGCTCTGTTACAATTAATACAGGTAGCATTATTTCTGTTACTGGTTCTTCAGCAACAAGTGCCGTAGGCTCTGTAAAAATTCAATTTTGGGCAGAGGTTATTCCTAATCAAAATGCAAACTATAGTGAAATAACGCCTAGCCAAACACCAGAGTGGACAGAAATAGCAGCATAAGGATAAGACAATGACAAGTACATACACAACAAATACTGGGATTGAAAAACCAGCCACGGGTGATAGATCAGGCACTTGGGGAACTATGACGAATACCAATATGGATCTCATAGACCAAGCTCTTGATGGATTTATTTCTGTCACAGCAGCAGCCACAGGTTCTTCTGGTTCACCAAACACTCTTCCTATTACAAATGGTTCTGTGTCTAACGGAAGAAACAGGATTATCAAGATAGTTGATGGCGGTGATTTAGGTGGAACAGTTTTTTATCAGATTACTCCGAATGACGCAGAAAGATATTTTTGGATTGAAAATGCTTTATCAGGCTCACAATCTATTCTTTTGTTTCAAGGAACCTATAACGCATCTAACGATATAGAGATACCAGCAGGTAAAACTAAACTTGTTCGTTCTGACGGAGCAGGTAGTGGTGCTGTAGTTGTAGAAGTTGCGGCTAATCTCGCTGTAACGGGTTCATATCAAGTCGATAACCTTTTATTAGATGGCAATTCAATCACTTCAACGGATAGTAACGGAGCAATTAACTTAACACCAAACGGTACAGGAGATGTTAATCTTGGTGCTGACACAGTAATGATTGGTGACGATGACGCAAATGCGACACTCACAACTCAGGGAACAGGGGATTTAACTCTTAGTACAAATAGTGGCACAAACTCAGGTACGATTGTAATTGCTGATGCAGCTAACAACGATATAACTTTAACACCAAACGGTACAGGTGATGTTAAGCTTGTAGCAGATACAGTTGTTGTTGGAGACTCAGGAGCGACAGCTACCATTACTTCTAATGGTACAGGCGATATAACTATATCAACGAATAGTGGCACAGACTCTGGTGTTATTACAATTACAGATGGCACTAATGGTAACATAGCGATTACACCTGATGGGTCAGGCGAAGTTGATATATCTAAAGTTGATATAGCAGCAGGAGCAATAGACGGCACAACAATAGGTGCATCTTCTCCAACCACAGGAGCTTTTACAACTTTATCTGCTACCAGTGACGTTACTTTT